GAATTTAAAGAAACGCCGATTCTAATTCCGCCAACGTTTATTTCAGCCATTTTTTACGCCCTTAATTTTTTGATAATCTTCTTTAAGCTTGGACACGTTTAAAGGCCTTTTTTTGACGTTTTTTATTTTTTCAATTCTTGGAAACAAATCTCCGATTTGCGCTCGCTTATTCCCCAAAGCTTGCCTAATTATTGTCGTTAAAATTCCAAATCGAAAATCTTCATTTCTTTCAGAATCTTCAAATCTTTCAACTAAAGATTGATACTCACAAATTGAAAGATCCCAAAACTCACTTTCCGAAAAACCTAGCTGAACCCTTGCAAAGCTCCAATGATATAGCCAGTCAAAAACTAGTTCTTGGTTTGCAGCTATCCCTTTTTTTTTGTGGATTGAGGTTGAGCCAATGCCAGAGCCTTGGCGATAACTTCATTCACTAAATACGGAAAATCAGAAACATCTAAACTTTCTAATAAATCGTTTATTGTTTTTTTTATTACTTGATCTGGAATTCCGTTAGCGTCGATTACCCCATCATATTCTTTATTTTCTGGAATCAACCCAGCCCACAATAATGTGGCTAAAGATTGCGCTTCAAAAATATCGACTCCCCCGCTTAATAAACTTTTCCCTGTTAGTTTTTGATATTGAGCGCAAGATTTTAAAGAAAATCTAAATTTGCGATCTTCCCCTAACAAATTTACTGTAATTGAAGGTTTTATTTTCTCGAGAGAGTCTGACATATTTTTTTTAATTAACTAAAAGTTACTGCACCATCGATCATTAAAGTTACCGACATTTCATCCCAGCCGTCAGGATTCTTAGAAAAATTCAATCCGATATACGCAGCAAACGCCATTTGCTCTGCTCCGGTATCTGAACCGATAATTTTAAAGTTTTTCCTAGTCATAGCTGCGGCGCTAGTAACCAATAAAGCATGCTGAGTATCTCCAGAATCGTATAAAACAGTAAAAGTGATATCTTCATAATTTACGTTAGTTACAGCTTTAACTTCCGCTACTTGAGAGTGAACTCTCGCAGTAATCATATTTGGCGATATTCCTCCGCCATCCGGGCCGGATGTAATTTGACCAATGGCCGTAAAGACTTCCGCCGAAGCTCCGTTTCCTATTTGTACTTGTGCGCCATGCGCTGCTGATGGTGTTCCCATTTCTTAAAATCTCCAAAACTATAAAAGGTTTCAAAGAGATTTTAGGGGTTTTTATAACTCAACTTTTTAAGAAATTAGGAAGTCGCTTCTCGGTATTTAATTTGAAACTCTAAGATTTCTTGAAAAATATTTAACTCGGAATCAAAGAAATCACGCTCTTGAATCATCTTAGAAAGGAGAATAGAAACGCCCGAGACTGTGCCCTTAAATCCGTGCAATCTTTTCCTAATTTCGTCTGAAAGGGTTCTAATTTCTGTTACTTTACTTGAATAGACTGAAATTTGGATAATTGTTTCTGCTAATCCCATCGCTCCTGAATGAGCTAAGTCTTCTCGACTTGTGGAAACTCTAAAAAAAACGATAGCGGGAAGAGCTATCTCTTGCGGTAAGAGCTGATTGTATATCCGAGTCGAAGTCAAAGAGGTAATCGAAGTAGCTCCTGACAATCTTGTAAAAATGGCTTTTTCAATCACAATTTCCCTCTTCTAGCTTTTTTTGTTAAGTATTGAGCCACTCCATCCGCTACCATCTTTTGATATTCGTCCGCATGTCCATACAGGGCAGGCCTCATAAAGGGTTGAGCAGGAACAAATCCTATTGTAGTTCTGGCATATCTACCTTTAACTAGCTTATGGCCATATTCTAGTAAGTGCGCATGATTTCCGCCTCCCTTCTCTCTTGAATATTTAACTCGCCCAAAAGCAACAACCGCATTTTTTTCGGGAAACATCTTAACGGAATGTTTTAAGTTGCTTGCTAAATTCCCTGTTTTTCCCCTTGGGACAAGTCTTTCCATATTACTTTGCATTTTTTGTGCAACAAGTCGCATACTACTTCGAGCTGCCTTAATTCGCATATCAGGCTCAAGAGAATCTAAGGTTTTAATTAGCTCCTCAATGCCTTTAATTTCTATGGTAACTTGATTTTTTGCCATTATTTTTGAACCTCTCCCAAGATCTCCATTGTTTCTCTAAGGCTCATACCCCTTGAGGCAATATAGGAAATGTCATAAATATCGCCATTGTATAGTATTCGATCTTTTTCCGTTAATCCTTCCAAGTAGTAGATAAAGAAACGGGATGACTTTATTACGTTTTGCCTTGAAGAATTAAAAACTTCACGCCCCGAAACGGGTATGATATTTGCATAAATAATCTTCCAAGTTGACCAGCTTGGGATAAAGCTTCCAAACTCATCTTGAGTTTGAGTAGCTCGCTCTATGGTTATTTTCTGCCAACTTCCTAAGTTACGAATATTAGATGCCATTAAATAATTTATGCTTCCAAACAAGTGCGTCTAAATAATTAGCGCTTAAAGACACCTCGCTTTTAACAAGATCTCTTTCGTTGTAATAAAACTGCGCTACGGTTAATACAGCAATAGTTAAATTTTTAGGTATTAAGCTTCTTGCCGTCCAGCCCACTGTATAGTTAAGAATTACGGCATTGCCATTTTCATAAACGGTTGGCCAAGAATATCCTGCTTTTCGGATAATTACAGCTGGTACATTATTTGTTTGGAGGTCATAAAGAGAAGAACTAACGGTTTGTGAGTTTTTATCTTTATCTAGGTAGGTAAAAGAATTCAAGGATTGCACTTGCCCGCCTGGCAAGGAAAATCCCATAAAAGGAAACTTATTTAGGGTATATCGAAGAGTTGTGGTTAATAGTTTTCGATTAGTCGCTGCTTCTATGTGTTGTCTAGCTAATGGAATAAGAGAAAACAAAAATTCATCATCATCAGTATGAGTTACTCTGCAGTAATTTTTTACTTCCTGTAAAGTAACAGGCTCATCCGTAGGCTCGGTTATGACCTCGATGCTCATCTCCCTTGCTTCCCTTTTTCGTTTTTCCTCTCAATAAAAGTAGGCTCTGAAGTTCTAACTAATCTTTCTTGAGGGCTTTTTTTTTAGGGCTAGAAGACTCTAGACTTTCTTCTTCTAAGTCTTCTAGCATTTTTTGTGTGAAATCAGAGTAATAACAAGCCTTTCCTATCCTTGTTAATTGTCCCGCAACCTCTTGCGGGACAATTCTAATTTCACCTTTTTTTACTTCTCCGTCATTCGTTAAATAAACTACTCTAACGTCCATACTCCCCTTATGCTATCGCTGTAGGAATAGTATCGCCATAGTAATTTGCATCTTCGAGAACTATCTCGATGCTTCCAATAACCGGACTATCTACAACCTCTACTGCTTGCAAGTTGACCCAAGGTTTCCCTGCTGGGCAATCTCTAGCATCAACTTCAATTAAGTAACTTTCGTTACTTCCTGCAGTTGTGGTAAAGCCCGCTGTTGTTGCTTTGGTCAAAGTTCCCGCTGTATCTCCACTCGCTATTCTTCTATAAACAAAAGGAATAGCTTGTGCGCCAGTAAGCGAAGCATCTGAACTTGCTCGTACGGTTATTGTACTTGTGCCAGTCGTACCAACGCCTTTAGTTACCTTAAAGCATGCCCTATTAAATCTAGCCATACTTACTGAGTCGCTTTGAACTGTTCCAGCAAAAGCATCTGCTATAGGAGCTAATCCCGTAACAAATTTTATTTTTTCAACAATTAAATTAGACATTTTTATTTCTCCTTATTAAGCTCTTTCTGCTAACAATATAAATGGCGACCTAGTAGTTGAGCCATGCCTATCTGTTAGAGCGTTATTCATTAGTGGCATACCACTTACTCTGTATGTCCACTTGAATACCATCTCATCAGTTAAGAATGCTACGTGTGCAGACTGAGAAGCCTTCAGCCCTGTTTTTCTAAATAAAACATACTTAGAAAAATCAATTAACATAAGATCCCCAAGATCTCCCAAATCTTTAGCGTTTTGAGAAATCATAACTGGATAACCTGCTAACTGAGCTTGAGAGTTTCCGAACAATCCAGCATCAGCATATAAATACTTATCTGAATTTGTTCCTGCCACATGCGCCGATCTTAGAGGGGCTTTCGTATTAGGATGCGCAACCCACATTGTCGAAGACAAGTTAGCGTCAAGAAGCCTATCAACCATCTTGTTAATATTCGCTCCTACGATTGTATCTGCAGCTTGACCACTTTCTTTTGCCACTGAAATTGCAGCACCGGAATTTAGAATCCCAAGAGGAACACCAGCGCCGTTACCATAAAAAATATGGAAAACAACTTCGTCAGCCATTACCTTTGGGAACGCTTCACCTATCAGTGATCCAGTTTGTGCCGCATCTTGCAATTGCTCTTCTGTTACATAAGCTAAAGCCATTAACTTTTCTAGCTCAACTCGTGCTTTCTTAAATTTTGGCTTGCTTGCAGTACCCGCACCGCCTTCTGCAACGAAGGAAGCACTAACACCACCATATACTGAGCCTCTAGCTAAAGAAGTTTCATCAATTTGGTTGAAAGTTGTTGAGTTAGACTCGGAAGAACAAACAACTTCAAAGCACTTGCTAAGAATAGCGCTTTCATCTTTCATTCCTGAAAAAAGCATATCGGCATGATCCGACTGAACCAAAAAGCCACCTTCTTGCCCGATACCTGTATTTAAGCCAGTTGCTGCTCTAAGTTCTTTTAACTTCTTAGGAACTGAACCACCTGACATGGAAGCTGATCTCACATCTAATAAGAACTCTCCAAAGCCAAAGTTGTCATTCCTATAAACTCGACATTCTCCTGCCTCGTTACAGTTATGTTCTCTAACGATAGAGACAGTAGGGGACTCGTCCCTTACTTCTTCTAATCCAGCTAATACTTTTTCAGACTCGAGTAATTTTTCTGCTCTTTCGATTGAAATCTTAATATCTTGAACAGACTTTTCTAATTCTGAATATCTTTTTTGTTCGTCCTCTGATAAAGATCGAATCTCGCCTTTTTCGTTCACGCAAGATTCATTCAGAGAGCGCATTTCTTTTAAAGCCTTTTCTAGGCTTTCTTTTAACGCTTTTAGTTTCATTTCTTAAAATCTCCAAACTAATAAATAAAGTTTCCAGAGGATTTTAAGGACTTTTTAAACTCAAGTTTTTAAGAAATTTTGAGATAGTTCACTTGACGTGTCCTAAGCTCCAGTTTAGCAATTTCCAACTGTTCAAGATTTCTAATATGCTTTTCCCTTTCTTCGAGACATCTTTTAACTTCTATTGAGGTTTGTTCGTAAGCTGGGAAGGTTACAGGTGACACATCGAAAAGTCTTACTTGCTGGATTTCGTACCAGGGTTTTTCATTAACAATGCCTCGTTTTTCTTCCTTCTCGATATAAAAACCAAAAGACATTTGGCTAATATCGCCCCGCTCAATAAGAACTTTTAAGTCTCTTCCTAGCGTAGTCTCGGGCATTTCGATCTCAGTTCTTAATCCCACTTCATCAACTGACATTTTTAAAGTCCCTGAAGTAGATCGAGCTAAGATTAGGTTAGGATCGTGATTGAAAAGCGCCCTAGTGTCGTCACCTCTTGATAAAGCTTGATTAAAAGCATCCGGATGAATACTTTCAACGAAATACCCCAAGTCGGTAGTTCGATTAAAAACAGAGGCGTAGCCAACAAAATATGTTTTATCTTCGCTTGATTCCGCTCGATATTCGGTGCTAGTTAGTCGGATCTGTTTGTTTTTGTCCATCTTTTAAGATTCCTTGTAATAAATTATGTGAGACTAGTAATTCACTCGCTAAGGGATCTTTACTTGGGTTGTCATCGTTAAGATCCCGAGCTTCATTGATTGTCTTTAAGCCATTTTGTATTTGGATTGCGATTGCTTCGGTTTGTGCTTTTAGGTCGCCTCGAAGTAAGCTTTTCATGTTGAATTTTAAAAATTGAGGCGAATCTTTTCCAAAAACTTGCCACTTTAATGCCTGTTCCCATCTCGTTGCCCAAGGCTGTACCGTGTAAGTAACAAACATGATACCCAGTTGCTCAATGGAGGCATAAGACATTCCTGATTCAGTAACGCCAAGCATTACAGGAGGCATCCTATAAATTCTTGCGATATTTGTTACTTGAAACTGATTAAGCTCAATGAATTGTGAGTCTCGGTTATTGGTAACAAAATTATTAAATTTTGCCCCACCCTCTAAAAGAGCAAACTTATTATAGTTTTCTGAGCCTAGATATTTGTTGAAACTCTCAAGGAATAGTGACCTTTGTTCGTCATCTCTAAATTTAAATTCAGGTGGAAGCTCTAGAAAGCCAGACATGAACGCCCCATGTTCAAAAATCCTATTGCCATGATCTTGTAATGATTTTGCTAATTCAAAAACGCCTGGACATTCATCTCTTGGAGATCTGCCCAATATTCCGTCTTTGGTGTTATACTTAACATGCAAAATCTTCGAAGAATCATATTCGATTTTTTTCCCGTTATTGCTATAAAGATAACCAAGCCTATTGCCTGGCAGTACCTCGACTGTCATATTAGCCGGATCTAATGGCAATATTTCCTTAACCTCGCCTATTTTTGATCTTCTGAGTAAGGAATAAGCATTCCCATACTCTAAGAGAGAGGTCTGCTGTGCCTCAAAAAAATCAAAAGAGGACATCATTTTGTTTGGTTGGTACTTAATTAAGTTGAAAAGGTAGTCTTCTTTGTCTGGAAATTTGCCATCTTCGTTTTCATTCATAACAACGGCTGGAAGCATAGCAATGGATTCTTTAATTGCTAACTCACACGCATAAACTGCCGCTATGCCCTTTGTTGCCTGACTTTGTATTAGAGAATACCAAAAATCATGTCCATTACTGGGATAGGATAGTTCTTTTTTGCGTTTTAAAAATGAAAACATGCCCATATTAGGGCAAAAAGTATCACAATAGCTAACTCAAATTATCGGAAAAATATACCAACGTGCATTTCTTGAGGTTTTGGAGCGATTAAAAGTCTGCCAATGGCCATCGCTGATGAGATTACTCCGTCAATTTTTTCCTCTGATTTATTTTTCATTGGCTTAATATTGCCATTGCCATCCACTACAATCACGGTGTTTAGCACCATCCAACGAAAAACAGGGTCGCCACCTGCGTGCAATTTCTTTTCTAAAATTAATTCTTCTAAGGATTTGCATGGAAAATTCATAGCAAGCATAGTCTGAGCATGTTTCACCACGTCAAAGCCGTCATCCTCTAGCTGCACCATCAGTTGATGGGCGTGCGCTCTATCTATTGCTATTTCTTTAATGTTATAAAGCTTTGAAAGCTCGTTTATATCTTGCCGAATTACGTCATATCGAGTGGCTTGCCCTTCTGTAGTCTTGATCCAACCCTCATCAACCCAATCCGGATACCTTACTCCGTCATTCAAATATCGTTCTCTTACTGTGTCTCTAGGGATCCAGTATTTATTAATTAGCGCAATATCTGGGAGTTCCTCACCCTCTTTAGGCTCGGACAAGTAAAACGCCATAGAGAAAACGGACAAGTCTAGAGTCACCCCTAAGTCTAACCCGCAATAACAATCCTTCCCCTTTAATAAGTCTAGATTTAACGGTTCTGTCGGACACCCATCATAGCTTGAGGCTGTAATCCAGCGGTTAATATTTTCTTTCCAAATATTTAAATTTTTAACTTGAAATTCGTTTGCTTTCGTTGGTGATTCAATTGTTTCTTTAAAACTTGACCTAAAGCCATCCTTATAAACGCTAATTCCCCAATTAGGGTTTGCTTTTATCCATTCGTCTTCACTTCTCCAGTTTTTTTCGTCATCTACCGTTGCAATGAAGGTAAAAATCTCATCGTTCTCTATCTCTCCCTTGAGTAGTTTTTTCATTCGGTTTGATTCTGATAAACACGGGCCTCCGTTGTCATGCCCTGCTGTGGTGATGATAAGGATTAATGGTTGCCTTCTTGCCCCTCGCCCAGAGGCCAGAACGTTCAACATCTCTGCAGTCTTATGGGCGTGGTACTCATCAACTATTCCCCCATGAACTGAGAATCCGTCTTGCGTTCTTGAATCTCGACCAAGAGGAATAAAGACCGAACCCAAAGCAGGGCAGTAAATAGAACTTTTGTATTGCTCAACTTCTTCTTTGAATACGCTTAAGTTTAGCATTTTTCCCGCCTGACCCCAAACAATTCTTGCTTGCTGCTCTTTTGTTGCTGCTACGTAGCATTGTGCGCCCGGTTCTTTGTCTGCTAGTAACAAAAATAATCCGATTGCAGCACATAAAGCGCTTTTCCCGTTTTTTCTGGCGACTTCAATGTAGGCATAACGAAACCGTCGAGTATTATCTTTCTTTTTTTTCCAGCCGAATAATGGCCGAACAATATCAAACTCTTGCCAATCGCTTAAGATAAATGGCTTCCCTGCCCATTCTCCATCAAAATGTTTAAGTTGTTGGATAAACCAGACTGCCCGGTCTGCAGCTTTTTCGTCGTAGATATAAGGAAAGTCTTTATTGTGTTGATTGGCAAGATCTTTTTGGTGGCGCTCTCTGGCTAGAAGAACGTACTTAGACCAAGGTTGATTTCTATATTTGGGCGTTTTAATTTTCTTCATCGCCATATAGTGAGTTTTTTAACTTATTTTTTATTTCTATCGTTTTCTGTTGCACTCCCGGCATGTTAGCCCTTGCGCTTGGAGTCATTCCGAATTCTTTTTCATATTTTAAAAGTTCTGCACTGATCTTCATATATGGCGTTAAAGCAGGATTAGCTTCCGCCTTAGTCCCTTCCGCCGTTTCAACTTTTATAATTAGCCCTTTACTTATAATGTCTCTTAGCTGTAACCACTTCGTGAACAAATCACAATATCGACTAATTGCTCCAATATCGATTTCTCCAAGAATATTTAAAACCTGTAATTGCTTTGTTATTTTTTCAAAATAAAGAGAAGTATTTTCAGAAAGAACAAAAGCTGGTTCGACGTTCTCGACAGTATCCACTTGCAATTCATTTTTGGGCAATTTTCGCCTTCCGCCCGGGCATCCCTGAGCGATCTTTAAGGCAGTCGGCTTCTTTGGGGGACCACGTCTACCCATTTAATTTCTTAACCTCAATAGTAGGATCTAATTTTTTCATGCGATCAATTATAACCTGACAATATTTAGGCTCTAACTCCATACCATAGCAAATGCGCTCTAATTGATGACAGGCTACCATGGTTGAGCCTGAGCCTAGGAAAGGGTCTGCGATAAGTGATTTCACAAAACTACTGTTTTTAATCGCTCTTGCAGGAATTCCAATCGGTTTTTGTGTTGGATGAACATATTCGGAAGTAACTTCCCTTTTTTGTCTCCAAACATTACATTCAGAATTATGCTCTAGAGTCCCATAAAATAAGATAAACTCATGCTGACTTCTATATCCAGCTCCTAATCCAATACTTTCTTTATCCCAAACGATTAAGGAATTAGGCTTCCCATAGGCTTGAAAAAAATCTGGGAATGATTGCCAGTTGCAACAAATGTACTTAATAGACGTTTTATGAAAAGATACCGATATTATTAAAAAGTCTAACAACTCGTCTCCTGACAAGCTGTCGTTTTTAATTTCCCCCCAATTCTTTCTTCTGGACTCGTCTACTCGAGAGACATAGCTTACCCCATAAGGCGGATCAGTAAAAACCATATCCGCCTTTTTGCCATCCATTAAAAGAGAAACATCTTCCTCTTTAGTCGAATCCCCACACATTAAACGATGATTCCCTATTTGAAAAATATCGCCATATTTTATATCTGTTTGAATTTGATCTTCAGGAGGTGCTTCAAAATCATCTTCAATTACTTCCTTGTCATCGCCTATTCCTTCAAATTCTAAATTCTCAAATTCATCAAAATTAAATTCCGATATGTCGGCCAACTCTAATTTCAATAAATCATTGTCCCACTCGGCATATTCAGAGGTTTTATTGTCTAAGATTCTATAGGCTTTAATTTGTTCTAAAGTTAGATTTTCGGCAACGTGAACAGGAACTTCCGTCATGCCTAATTCGATAGCTGCAGCTAACCGAGTATGGCCAACAATTACAACGCCATCTTTGTCAACGACGATAGGCTGCTGCCATCCAAACTCTTTTAAGCTTGCCTTTACTTTTGGTATAGCGTCCTTGTTTTTTCTAGGGTTCCTCGCATATGGAGTGATTTTTTCTATTTTCCAAGTTTCTATTTTCATAATTTAACACCTCTCTAGTCT